TGTTGCTGCTATCCTTGATGCAGGTACAAACGTCATCCGCGAATCTGCTGGTTCACTTTCAACAACTGCTGCTAAGTCAACAATCGTAGCATCAGACACATTCAAGGGCCGCGATGTTCGTTACGCTGTAACAAAGTTGCGTGCTAACAATGTTGTTCCTCGTGGCGGAATGTATGTTTCATACATCCACCCAGAAGTTTCACACGACCTACGTACAGAGACAGGTAACAATATCTGGCGTACACCACATGAGTACCAGAATGTTGGTCCACTATTTGCTGGTGAACTAGGCGCATGGGAAGGTGTCCGTTTCATTGAGACACCACGCATGACTAACTCAATCTCAGGTGGTGCTCTAACAGCACTTGCTACTGCTTCTGCAGTAAGCGGTGCTTCAGGTGCATTTACTATCGTTGCAGCAAACGCTGCATTCGGTGGTCTTGCTGAGGTAGGAGATGCAATCTCAGGTACTAACGTAGGTTCAGGTGCTTTGATTACAGCAATTGAAGTTGGTGCAACAAACACTACATTCACAGTGTCTGTCGCTAACTCAGGAACTGTTGGAACAAACACACTTACAGTTACACCAAAGGCACGTGTTTACAACACTTACGTACTAGGACAGCAAGCACTTGCTGAAGCAGTATGGAAGGAACCAGGCATTGAGTTTGGTAACGTTGTTGACAAGTTGAACCGTTTCCGCCCAGTCGGCTGGCACGGTATCATCAACTGGTCTATCTACCGTCAAGAGGCGCTATACCGCATCGAGACTGCTTCATCAGTTCGTCCGTAATCTAAGTAATTAGATGGGTGGGGCAGGGGGAAACCCCTGCTCTATCCATAAAACGGCTTAGGAGGCTATATGGCATACAGATTCACAACACCTACAGTAAGCGAAGGCCCTGCGGGTGAAGGCCGTCTATTCGAGCAGTTCAGACTTGTAAGAGGTATCACAGTCTTGAAGATAGATGGAGTTTACTATGAACTTCGCTATCCATCCTCAGAAGAAGTAGAGGCTGCTGAAGAAGCATACATTGGTGGATACTCCTATGAAGTAAGTGCTGGTCAAAAAGCCAGCCTTGAGGCTGCAGGCTATACAGTGGAGACGGTATGAGACATAGATTAGACCATCCAGAAGATATTGAAGGTTGCTTCGGGTGCAAAATTTTAGGACTGCAATTAAATCCAGGAGATTCATCTTCTCAGAAGATGGTAAGTAATAAGAAGTGGGACGGTGAGTTAGAAGCCTATCGTGCAGCACGTGCTGATGGGATTCAACCTGCTGGTACAAGTATGAAAAAGATTCAGGAAGCACTTCGTGCATCTGATGTCATGGGTAAAGCATTTGATGCTAATACCATGGGTGATAGCAAGATAATCCAAAACAATACCGTATCTAAACTAAAAGAAGTAGGAGTAATATAATGCCAATGGTAAACGGAAAAGAATATGCATACACTGCTAAGGGTATGAAGGCAGCCAAGATGGAAGCCATGAAGTCAGGCAAGAAGATGGTCAAGAAGACCGCTAAGAAGAAGATGGTTAAGAAGACAATGAAGAAGACTGCAAAGCGTGGAATGTTTGGCGGCATGTAATGCAAAAGAAACCATCGGCAAAACCAAAGCCAATGGCTCCACGTAAGCCTTCAACTGGTGTTAGAAAGCCAATGGCTTCTCCTACAAAAAAGTCTGGCGTTGTAGTTGCTTTGCCTAACGGCAGCACAGTTGGATTACGAGACATTGGCAAAGTAAAGCCAACTCCTAAACCAAAGCCAAAGCCATCAGTAATTAAGCCAAAAGAATATACTCCAGCACAATATGATGCTTTGTTACGCAAGGCTCAAAAAGACGCTCAGAAAAAGAGATAAAAAATAATGGCCTACACCAAAGCAAGTTTACGTGAACGCTTAAAGAATCAGATTATGTCTGGTTCTAAAGGTGGTAATCCTGGTCAATGGTCTGCTCGTAAGGCTCAGTTATTAGCACAGGCTTATAAGAAGGCTGGTGGTGGCTACTCAGGTAGTAAAACTACTAAACAAAAATCTTTGTCTAAGTGGACTAAAGAAGACTGGGGTACTAAATCTGGTAAACCTAGCACTCAAGGTGCTAAGGCTACTGGTGAACGGTATCTACCTAAAAAAGCAAGAGCGGCTTTAAGCAGTGCAGAGTATGCAAAGACTACTGCTGCTAAGCGTGCTGGCACTAGTGCTGGTAAGCAGTTCGTTAAACAACCTAAATCTATTGCAAAGAAGACGGCTAAATACAGATGAAAAAAGATTCTAGATTAACCCGTGCTGGTGTATCAGGCTTTAACAAGCCTAAGCGTACTCCTGCCCATCCCAAGAAGTCACACGTAGTTGTGGCTAAAGAAGGAACTCAGGTCAAGACTATTCGTTTTGGGCAGCAGGGTGTATCTGGTTCTCCAAAGAAGGCTAATGAGTCTGCATCCTATGCAGCAAGACGTAAATCTTTTAAAGCAAGGCATGCTAAGAATATTGCCAAAGGCAAACTAAGTGCAGCCTACTGGGCAGATAAGGTGAAGTGGTAATGGGTATTTTACTTAATGAACTAACGGACGAGGTGTTAATTAACCTTGCTGGTTATACAATACAGCAAGATAAGGCTACACATTTAACGGCTGCTATTACTACAACTACATCTACTATTGCAGCACCAACAATCTTTAGTGTTGCAGATGCTCAACGCCTTGGCTCGGGTATCGTTGAAATTGATGACGAACTACTATGGGTAGATAGCGTAGACCGTATTTCTAATACAGGAACAGTCTCTCCTTATGGTCGAGGCTTTATGGGTTCTACTGCTGCTACACATGATGCTGGTTCTAAAGTAACTATCTCTCCTACTTTTCCTAAGCACGTTGTAAAACGTGCCATTCAAGACACTATCCGTGCTATGGGTTCTTCTATGTTTGCCGTTAAGCAGACAAGTTTTACATTCAGCAGCACTGCAATAAACACATACGAATTAGATAACAAAAATATACAAAACATTTTAACTATGCACTGGCAAGATATTGGCTCTAGTAAAGAATGGATTCGCATTAAGCGATGGGACTTAGATTCTTTTCCAGATGAGGCAACTTGGGGCACGGGTGCACAGACAGTAACTATTGGAGACAGAATTGTATCTGGCCGTAAGGTGAAGGTTGTTTATGCAACCGCACCTTCAGTGCTATCTACAAGTGCTACTACTTCATTTAATACACAGACTGGACTACCTGAGTCTTGTAGAGACATTGTAATTCTTGGTGCTTCATATCGTTTGATTGCATACCTAGACCCAGCCCGTACTGGTGCACAGTCACCACAGGCTGATGAAACAGATAACAAGCGTACCTTTGGTTCAGCAACTAATGCGTACCGTCAACTGTTTGCTCTTTATAACCAACGCTTAACAGAAGAAATTATGTCGCAACAACAACAATACCCGCCACGAGTTCACTTCAGCCGATAGGAAGATTGAATGACAACTAGAAAATACTCATCCCGTTCGCAGCAAACTACTCTTACTGCTGGAATCAACTCAACCGCTACTTCGGCTACAGTCGTATCTGGAAGCGGACTTCTTGGTGGTATCACCATTTCTGCTGGAGAAACATTTACTGTAGTAATTGACCCAGATACAGCCCTTGAAGAAATTGTAGATGTTACCGCGGTTAGCACTAACACGCTAACCATAGTTCGTGCTATTGATACAAGTCCAGCAACTGGTCAGGCTCACTCTGCTGGTGCAGTAGTTCGCCACATGGCAATTGGTCGTGACTATCGCGAAGCCAATTCACATATTGAAAATGTAACCACAGCACACGGGCTAACCATTGCTAATGTTTTGGAAACAACAGATACAAATATAATTACTAGTGCAATGATTGTAGACGGCGCTATTGTTAATGCTGACATTAATGCTAGTGCTGCTATTGCAGATACTAAATTGGCTACAATTTCAACTGCTAGTAAGGTATCTAATAGTGCTACTACTGCTACATCTGCTAATACTGCTAGTGCAATTGTGGCTCGTGATGCATCAGGTAATTTTACAGCAGGAACAATTACAGCAAATGTAACTGGTAACGTAAGTGGAACCTCAGGTTCTACAACAGGTAATGCTGCTACAGCCACAGCCCTTGCTACTGGTCGTACATTCCAGTTGACTGGAGATGTAGAAGCAAGCGGAGTTACCTTTGATGGTACTGGCAATGTAAGCCTAACCACAGTTATTGGTACTGGAGCAATTGTTAACGCTGATATTAACTCAGCAGCAGCAATTGACAAGACAAAGATTTCAGGCACAGCCATTACCGCTGGAGATACAGGCACTGTAACTAGCACAATGATTGCTAACGATACAATCGTCAACGCAGATATTAACTCCGCTGCAGCAATTGCATATAGCAAGTTAAACCTTGCAGGTTCAATTACTTCAGCAGATATCACTAATGACACAATTGTTAACGCAGATATTAATACTGCTGCAGGTATTGCTTACAGCAAGTTATCACTTGGTGGAACTATTACCTCTGCTGACTTGGTAGACGGAACTATCGTCAACTCAGACATTAACGCATCTGCTGGTATTGCACTAAGCAAGTTAGCAACAGACCCACTAGCCCGTGCTAACCACACTGGCACACAGACAGCAAGTACTGTATCAGACTTTGATACACAGGTTCGTACCTCTAAGGTAACTGACCTTGCAGCACCTACTGGTTCATTCTCAATGAATAGCCAAAAGATTGTTTCTCTTGGAACACCTACAGCAAATGCTGATGCAGCAACTAAACTTTATGTAGATACTAAAGTCTCAGACTTGGTTAACTCAGCCCCTGGAACACTAGATACTCTTGGCGAAATTGCAACAGCAATTCAAGCAGGCGGTACAGTCTTTGATGCTATGGTACTCAAGGCTGGTTCTACAATGACTGGTGCTTTGGTTCTAAATGCTGACCCATCAGTTAATCTTGGTGCTGCTACTAAGCAGTATGTAGATACAGTTGCAGGTTCTGCTACCGCTGCTGCAGCAAGTGCTGCTGCTGCTGCCACAACTTATGACAACTTTGATGACCGTTACTTAGGTGCTAAAGCAACTCCACCAAGTTTAGATAATGATGGCAATGCTCTTATTACTGGTGCTATCTACTGGGACACTGCTGCTAATGCTATGTATGCCTGGTCAGGTTCTGCCTGGGCTTCTATATCATCTACTGCAGCAATTTATCGTTATCGTTATACAGCAACTGGCGGAGAAACTACAAAGTCTGGTTCCGATGATAATGGCTTAACTCTTAATTATCTGGTTGGCAAGGAACAAGTATATCTAAATGGTATCTTGCTTGTTCGCACATCAGATTATACTGCTACATCTGGCTCAAGTATTACATCTCTTGCAGCATTAACTGCTGGAGATATTCTTGAGATTATTACTTTTACCGCATTTGATTTGGCTACAGCAATTCAACAATCAATTTTCACTGCTAAGGGAGATATCCTAGCAGCAACATCTTCTGGAGTTGCTGGAAAAATAGCAGTAGGAACTGATGGATATTACTTATCCTCAGATAGCACGACAGCAACTGGCCTAAAATGGACAGCAGTAGTAACAGACCCTAATCCAAGTATCTTTATGCTGATGGGAGCGTAAACAATGGCAACAACATATAAAGTCCTTGGGCAAATAAACCCATCGGCTACAACAGCAACAACCTTGTACACTGTACCTAGTGCTACAAATACAATTATATCAACAATATCTGTGTGTAATCAGGCAGACACTGTGGGAAGTTACAGAATTGCTGTTCGACCAGCAGGGGAAACTTTGGCTGCAAAGCATTACATTGCCTACGATGTAACTCTTCCTGGTGATAGTACTGATGCAATTACAATTGGTCTTACCCTTGCAGCAACAGATGTTGTCACAGCGTATGCCACATCAGCAAACTTTTCGTTTAATGCTTACGGAAGCGAGATAGCATAATGGCAATTAACAGACTACCAGGAACATCTGGAATTCAAGAAACATTAATCAGCGCAAAGGGTGACCTTATTGTAGGTACTGCTGATAATGTAGCAGGTTTATTAACACTTGGTTCAAATAATGCAGTTTTGACTGTTGACACATCAACATCATCAGGCATGAAGTGGACAGCAGTAGATATATCAGCAATCGAAATCATGTCCTATATGGGCGCTTACTAAGAAAAGGAAGTAGTAAATAATGGCTACAACAACTAAAGTTCTTGCTCGCACAGCAGCAGCAACATCATCAGCAACTCTATACACAACTCCATCTGCAACAACAACAATTGTAACAAACATTGCAATTACAAATACAGCATCAGCAGCAGCAACTTACACGCTAGCATTGGGTGGAGTTGCTTTTGCAACAACCTCAGCGATTGCAGCAAATGATACAATTATTATTGATGCTAAGCAGGTGCTAGTTGCAACAAATACAATTACTGGTCTTGCATCAGCAACTTCAGTTAACTTTCACATCTGCGGAGTGGAGATTGCATAATGGGAGCAACAGTCAGAAGTCTTAAATCTGGTTCATCAGTAGGCAATTTATTTGCAAACAACCCAACTATTGTTGAAGTTCTAATGATTGCTGGCGGTGGAGGTGGGGCTTCTAACGCCTCTACCGCACAATACGGTGGCACACATGCAGGTGGTGCAGGTGGACTTGTTTATGAGCCAAAATTTTTACCTCCAATAGGCGCATACACTATTACCATTGGCGCAGGAGGTGCTGCAGCAGGAACATTAACTACTAGCGCTCAAAATGGTGCTATTGGAAACAATACAACGTTTGGTAGTTTACTAACTGCATTTGGTGGTGGCGGAGCCAACGCAGATGGAAACACAACAGGTTCTATTTATGGTGGAGGTTCAGAGGCTGGACATGAATCTTTAATTCCTGCTGTATGGAATGGCGGCGGAGGAATGCGCGCTCAAGGAACTGGTATAATTAATAAAATAGCAGACGGCAACTCTGGAATGGGTGGCGGCGGAGCATGGACTCAAGGACAAAACGGAGGCGCAACCCAATATCAAGGTGGTTGGGGTGGGGCTGGTGTTGCTGAATTTGATACTTGGCTTGCAGCAACATCAACTGGAGTTAGTGTAGGCGGTCGGCGTTATATTGGCGGAGGCGGTGGTGGCGGATTCGCTCAATACTACGGAACTCCGTACAACCGAAATAATAGCGGTGTTGGTGGAGGAGGTTATGGTGGATATGGAAGTTCAACTCCTGGTACCGCAGCCGATGCTAACACTGGCGGTGGTGGCGGTGGCGGTGGTTCAAATGGAAGCAACGGTTCACTAGGCGGAAGTGGAGGTTCTGGTTTGTGTATTATTAGATATTTAACTGGAACAATAGCAGCCACAGGTGGAACTGAAGTTACATCTGGAGGATACAAATATCACACATTTACCTCTACTGGCACATGGACAAGGACAGCATAATGGCACACTTCGCACAAATTGACGAAAACAATAAAGTAACACAGGTTATTGTTACTGACAACAATCACCCAGATGGAGATGAAGGTTATCAATTTTTAGTAGATAGCCTAGGCGGAACATGGATTAAAACATCATACAACGGCAATGTCAGAAAAAGATTTGCTGGCTTAGGCATGACCTATGATGCAACAAAAGATGAGTTTATTCCAATTAAACCATTTCCATCTTGGCACTGGTCAGATGAAGAAGATGCTTGGGCTCCTCCCGTTCCAGCACCACAAGAAAGAGAAGATGCAAAAACTCTTTGGAATGAAGAATCTCAATCTTGGCAACAAATTAGTCGCAAAACAAGTACTTCAGTAGAATAACTATTTGTATGATTTCCTATGCCAGTATTGGTTTTTATAGGAGTTCATTATTTTTCTTAAAAAAATAAAATAGTTTTTTTCAAATTGTTCTTGATTGCGTTTTCCAACAGAAGAAACCCAGTTATCTCTTTTGACTGGGATGTATTGAACAATCGGAGTTCCAGTTTCTATAACGCCTTCCCATCCTTTTTTAATAAAGAATGGAAATGCTATTGTAAGTGGAAAAGTATCAGCATCTACAAACCCAGTCAAGGTTTGAAATGGTAAATCATATCTATTTGCTGGATGGGTACAAAGCAATGAGTACCCATCTGGCAAAGATACTTGCCATTGGTTTTCAAACTTTATAACAAACATGCTATATCCATCTGGTATTGGAACGCCTTGGTGTTGTTCTATGGTATGAAAACTAATTGGTTCTCTACCAGAACGCCAGTTAAATACTGGCACAATTTCATCTGGTGACCAAGAAACAATAATATCTTCATTAAGCGTAAAGATATATCCTGCAGTCATTGCATCAAAAAATGGCATGCAGGCTTTAACAGTACGATTGTTCTTGCCCTCAGTAAGATGGAACTTTCCATCCCCGTACAAAGGTTTTATGTCTTTATACCATTCAGGTATACAGGAAATTGCTGGGATAGGCGGAATATCAAACTTCTCGGCCTCTGGCGTGGTTGGCGTAAATACAATTTTTTGATTCATTTTATACCTTTCCTAGGTGTAACAAGCATATCATATATAAAATAATAAGGAGCAATATGACTAAAGCCCGTGACCTAGCCAATGCTAGCACAGCCCTATCTGCAGTATCTGCTACGGAACTGGGCTACGTAGATGGTGTTACCTCTGCTATCCAGACTCAAATGGATGCTAAAGCACCATCATCTACTGCAGTTACATTAACTGGTACTCAGACTCTTACTAATAAGACACTGACTAGCCCTGCACTAACTACACCAACAATTAGTACAGCAACAACTAATGGCGATATTTTATACGGAACAGGCTCTGGTGCTTTATCCCGTTTGGGTATTGGTACTACTGGTCAAGTACTTAAAGTAGCAAGTGGACTTCCTAGTTGGGCTACTAACACAGAAGCATATGCTGGTACTTGGACACAAGCAGCAACTGGTTCACTTACTGGTGCATCTGTAACAGTTAGCGGGCTAAGTGGAAAAAGAATTGCTTTTTTCTTAAAAGATTTTTCTGGAACTTCTGATGGACCAGCATCAGTTCAGATAAATGGATTAACTTCATATTACTATTTTTCAGCAGGAAGATATTCAAGCACATATATTACTTTAACAACTTATATTGGTGCAACAGAAGGTACTGAATTTTATGTTGGTGCTGTAATTGATATGGCTGGTTCTTCTATGGCATACAAGCCAATTAGTGTTCAGCAGCAACCATCAGGAAGTGCTTCTTACTCTATTGGTGGATGGTATGGGCCAGATTCAAATCCTGTAACCTCACTGACATTTGATATTAATGGTAGTTGGGACGCGGGAACCTACTTTGTTTATCAGGAGAACTAACAATGATTAAAATAGAACACAACGCACAAACAGGTGAAATTTTTGAAATAGAAATGACTGAAGAAGAAATTGCAAATAAATTGGCATTTGATGCATTAAAACTTAAAGAATCACAAGACAAAGTTTCGGCAAAAAAAGCGCTACTTGCTCGTCTTGGTATCACTGCCGAAGAAGCGACGCTTCTTCTTTCGTAATACTTATCCCTGAGCAAGGATACAAACTACTCAACTAATTTTTTCTGACTTAAGGAGATACGGTGGCTGGTAGAGATATTACGGATGGCCGCGATACGCGGTCTATTGCAGTAGATGTTGGTGTTGTATCTAGCACATCAATCTGGCAGAACACAGATGTTGCCTATGATATAGCACTCGCAGGACTCCCATTTATCTATGCAATTAGTGATGCTCGACCATACATCCGTCAAACTGCACCTTTTAAGAAAGACCAGTTTGATAATCAAAATGAACCAGGAGAGCAATCTCTTACTGGTTGGTGGATTCGTAGCCAATCTTCTTTTCATGGTGGAGATGGCATTAACTTCTTTGACCCACAAGCCAATGATGAACTAGGACACTACCGTTTTGCAGATAGCAAAGGCGTAAATGTTTGGACCAAAGGTCAAGTAACACTACTAAAAAATTGCACATCAACTCACATTACTACTGGTGCTATAGCATCTAATGGTGTAGTACAGCAACATTTACGTTCTATTAAATGGAATACTACTAAAGGTGTTTTATTGTTAGATGAGTATGATGTAGATAAAATTGCTGCTGATGGAACGGTGACTCACTTTGTTGATTACAATACTGGTGCTGGTGTTTATCCTGTGTATGCCGTTTGTGATGATGGAACTAAAGTATACTGGGTAACCAATGCTACTGCTGGAGGAACTACTAAACTTACTGTTTATGGTAAGCCATTAACTGGTTCATCTGCTAGTACAGCAGATGAGTTTAAAGTATTTGATAATAGTCAAATTATTTCTAATGCAGTTATCGAATATGTAAAGCAGCGTCTGGTTATCTGTGCTGACAATAAAGTGTATGAATGTGCTACCGCTGCTTCATCTACACCTACCTTGCTCTATACAAATCCATCTTCTTCTCACGTATACACATCTATTACTGCTTCTGGTTCAGCAATCTACCTTGCTGGCTACAATGGCATACAGTCTGTTATTGAGAAGTTTACTATCTCTACTACTGGCACAATGCCTACTCTTACATCATCTATCGTTGCAGCAGAAATGCCAACAGGTGAAGTTATCCATAAGATTTTTTACTATCTTGGATACATGATGATTGGTACTAATAAGGGTGTTCGTGCTGCTGTAGTCAATGACCAAGATGGTTCTATTAACTATGGTCCGCTTATCTTTGAATCAACTCAACCTATTTATGACTTTGCTGCACGGGATAGATTTGTTTGGTGTGCAGCATCTGTTGCTGGAGAACCTGGACTAGTCCGTATTGATTTGTCTGCTGAGATAGAAACACTACGTTTTGCCTATGCTAACGATGTTTATGCTGATGGTGTCACTGGCTATAAGACTACTGCCTGTGCATTTATTGGCAATGATGACCCAGCAGTTGCAGATAGAATTACATTCTGCACAGCCAACAATGGAACATCAAATGGCACAGTCTATATAGAAGATGCAGCCACATTACGCACATCAGGCTACATAACAACAGGCAATATTAGATATTCAACACTTGAGCCAAAAAACTTTAAGCGCCTTCTTGGACGCGGTGACTTTACATATGGTTCTATGACATTAGAAACAGTAGACAGAGACGGCGTTGAGTATGACCACATCTCATATGATTCTACTATTAACCCAATTGAAGTAACTACTTCACAGCCAGCAACTGCACAAGAGTATGTTGCATACAAGTTTATTCTTTACCGTGATGGCACAACAAATAGCCTTGGACCTACATTCAAAGGCTATCAAGTTAAAGCCACCATTGCTACGCCACGTCAAAGAATCGTTAAGTTCCCTGTATTTTGTTTTGATATTGAATCAGACAAGTACAACGTGCTTAAAGGTTATGAAGGTAAGGCATTTGAACGCATCCAAGAACTAGAAGATGCTGAAGAAGGTGGAGATATTGTTACATGGCAGGACTTAACAACTGGTGAGTCACGTCAGGTACAAATTGAACAAGTATCATTCACTCGTATGACTCCTCCAGACCGTAGGTTTGATGGCTTTGGTGGAGTTATTGATATTATTGTTAGGACCGTCTAATGAACACACCGCAATGGGCTGGATTAATCGTATCTATTATTGCAATTGCTTCTGCATTTGCTGGTTCTGTTAGATGGTTAGTTAAGCACTACCTATACGAACTTAAGCCTAACTCTGGCTCAAGTCTAAAAGATTCCGTCATTAGACTGGAAGAAAAAGTAGAAATCCTTTATCAAATGATGTTGCAAAGAGGGAAGAATGAATGAAGCCTGTTGCCAAGAAAGCCACACCTGCCGCTATTGCTGTCCTTCGACAAGCCACAGCGATAGTGCCATTGCGTATGAAAGCATCGGATGGACTTCTGCCGTCCAACGCTCATTTGATGCAGAGTCCAACCAGCGACCATAACACTGGTTATGCTGTTGACTTAACGCATGACCCTAAGAATGGAATTGATTGTGTTGAAATTTTTGAAAAACTTAAAGAAGATAAGCGTGTCAAGTATCTTATCTTCAAAGGAAAAATCTGGTCTAAAGAAAAATCTAAGTTGGGAAACAGACGGTACACTGGGAGTAATCCTCATAATAAGCATTTACATATTTCTATTAACTCCACTATGGGTTCCGATACTTCTCCATGGTTTTGGTGGATGAATCAACCTAAGATAGTTAATCAAGTAGTAGCAAAAGTATTGCCTGTACCTGCAAAGAAGGCATATAAAACTGAAGTTTGTACCTGCTGCAAAGTGCACGGGGCAAAGCAATAATAGGAGGAAACAATGGAACAATTTAAGCAACTCGGACTAACATGGTTCCGTGCTGCAGCGTCTGCTGCGATTGCACTTTACCTTGCTGGTGAGACGGACCTTAAGACTCTTGGCGCTGCAGCCCTTGCAGGCTTTGCTGGACCACTACTTAAGTGGCTAGACCCATCTGCTACAGCCTTTGGACGTGGTTCAAAGTAATGATTTAAGGGGCCTAGCAGGCCCATATACACAAGAAACCCCCAGAACTGGTATCTCTACCAGCACTGGGGGCTTTTTGTCATTTACGCATTGTATTTATTATATCTTCAATCTTAATAAGGTAGCCCTTACTAGGATTCGGAGGTATATTGCAAGTAATGGCTCTTCCCCTAGCCGTTACTACTTGCTTTAGTACTTCCGTTGGCACTATGAAGGTTGCCCCCTCCAGCACAAAAGCCCAGTATGCAGCCTTAGTGCTGGACAACCCTGATAGATACCAATTCTCATTGTTGTGTGACCAGCAAACTGTTTCAATATATACATTACCAGTTTCTTTCCATCTTAAATCTGTCTTGACTTCTACTGTAGCACCACCTGTTAGTAGTTGTTCTACTAACCCTTCTCCTTCTTGTCCTCTTGCTAGGTCTAGGTCAAAGTCTGATAGTTTGCTCATGGGTATCCTAAGTATAGTGGTTCAGGAGTTATGTTTAGTTTTCTTCTTAAAACTTTACGTTCATGTTCTGTTGTTCCGCCCCAGAATCCTAGTACTCCGTAGTTAAGTGAGTAGTTTAAACATTGCTGTTTAATCTCACAGTTATTGCAGATTCTTTTTAACATTTTAATTTCTTTATAAGTTGCTGAACCATCAGGAACAAAAAACTCTTCTGAATCAACACTTCTGCAATTAGGTGTACCTTGCCATTCTGGGTAACTCACTTTTTATATTTCCAATCTACCCACATTTCAAAGACTCTACCAATAATAATACCAACCATTAAACCAATTAAAAAACTTTCCACTTATCCTCCTGTTGAGTAGAAGCCTGTACCATTGAACTTGATGGCTGGTGCCGACCATACACGTTGCATAGTTTCACCACAAGTACTGCAGGCTGGCGGAATATTTTCGTTAATCTCTTTTACTTCTGTGCAGTAGTTGCATTTAAAATCATACAGTGGCATTAGATAGAGTCCTCATTCTTTGGGTAAGGGAGTGTGACCATTGACCCACAGTTAACGCACTCTCCATCAAGGAAATAAAAGCATAGTTCACCTTGGTCAAATGCAACAAGCGCATGAAATACATCCCCTCCACATATGCAAACATCCCCAATAGATTCTCCTCGCAAATCCATAGCGTGTGAGTAATCCGTTGGATGTAGTAACTCTCGGATTTCTTTGACATTATCACTCTCCTGATTCGTCATCTTCTACCTCTACAGAATTGTCTTCATCTAGGTGTGGTCTGTACCCACCAAGATTTCTAATTAAAGAACTGATAGCACGCTGCACTTTCATACGTGCACCATCAGGGGTAGTGTTTAACTCTTCACCTAACTTGCTCCACTCGCAAGATTCTGTACTAAACCTAGTCTTTAAAATAAACTGTTTAGCCTCTGACAATCTGTAGTATGCCGTTGCTATGTCTGAGCGCAGTACTAACCAGTTATTAGTATCTGTGCTTTCACCTTTAGTGAACTTAAAGTTGAGGTCTTTAATTTTGGTTGGTATTTCATAGGATTCTGAAATAATAGAGGGTAAGAACGCTTCAATAACTGAAGCATCATAGTAGTACAAATCAAGTAACTCATAACCAACCGTCCGTGCCTTTTCGCGTTCGCAATAAGTAATTGCTTTGTTGCGAAGAGACTTGGCTATGAGTTTGTCCTTGTCTTTTTGTGGTAGTGCTGACCACTCTTTGTACTTAACGGGATGACTAACAAACCATATCCACAAGACTTGTTGTATGTCTTGCTGGTCAGTCATAGGGTATTTGCGCTGGTATTCGGCAGCAATTGCCACAACCATCTGCTCATACTCTTCTAAGTAGTCCACGTTATCCCTCTGCTACGCCTTCCCATTGTCGCCTTTGTACCAATAGTCCGATTATTGCATAATTTGCTAGGTCAAGAAAGGTATCTTCAATACTTTCATAGTTCGGCGTGTCGTTACTTTTGTAGTAAAGGTTTTCTAATCGTGCCATCTTATCGTGCATACGCACAAGCAGCCCATTCATTGCACCACCTGGAGCATTGGCTATGTTAAATGGGCCGTAGTCTTGATGCTTGCGCACCATAATAATACGTAGTTCATTGAGAATATCTTCAAAGTTATCAAGGTTTTTCATCAAGTATCTCCTTAGCCTGTTGTTCAAAATCTATCATTGCTTCTTGCACTAACACTTCTTCTACTATCTTTTCTCCGTGTCCTGCTTCTGCTGAAATAAGAACTGCTGCCAGCATAGTCAACATTGTATTTGCTTTTTGTTGGTCTACTTGATTCATAACCCATACATCCCGTAGTGCATTAAGGATGTCTAATCCCTGGCGTTTAGAGATTGGTATACCTATGTGTCTAGGATTATCTTTAATAAAATCCCATACTTCATTGCCATTATTCAGAAAGGCATTTTCGGATTCGTTCATTAATAAACTCCGCTCCTTGTAGCATTACTATACTGTTTACGTCATGCCCTTCTGGCATCTGAACTATATTAACATTACCTAACTCTCGGCTAACTTTCTTGCCAAAATCCATACCTGCTGAATCACCATCTGCTAATACAATTACTGTATCAAAATCATCTAATATCTTGGAATAGAATGGCTTCCAGTTGTTTGCACCTGGAATACCTACTGCTGGATGTGGTGTTTTAACAGATACTGTTATGCAATCTATCTCGCCCTCAGTCACACAGATATAGTCTGATGCTGTTAGTACTGCCTGTGCATTGAACATACTGGTCTTAGCACCTGGCATACCCATATACTTTGGGTCTACATTACCCAACGCTCTGAATCTAATATCAACTACACCTGATGGTGTGATGTAAGGTATTGCTAATCTTCCAAGGTATGGTTCATGACCTGGAAGAGCGTCCTTTACCACTCCAAGATGAAAGCGTTGCGCCTCTTCTACCGATAGATTGCGTGTTGCTAGGTACTCTGTTGCTAGATGAATCTGACTGGCGTACTGGTGCGTTGCCTGCAAGAGAAATTGTCTGTGCGAACTTGATAGCCTCACGATATGTGCCTCCTTCCTTATAGATAATTAAATCGTATACATCTCCACTGACGCCACAACCATGACATTTAAATCTTTCTTCTTCAAAGTTAATACCTGCTGATGCATGGCTGTCATTGTGGAATGGGCATTTAATTTTGCGCCAGCCGTGTCCCTCAGCAGGAACGGCTGCGCCTATATAGCGTAGATAGTCTGCGATACTATGTTTCACCCAAGACCCTCCTAATAAGAGCGAGCCACACGCTGGCAGGCATACTGCAATACCATTCTCCAACATCTGACTTTCCTTTCCGCTTATGCAAGACTGTTCCTGTCCATGCATTATCGTTCTTCATTTCTATTTCTAGTTCTTTAATCCAAGCGCTCAAGTCCATGCGGACGTGGTTTTTAACCTCAATTGTTACTCCATTGACGCCACTAATATCGCCTTTGTCTAACTGTGCTCCTGCTATTCTGCGGTCTGCATAAGGAAAACCATTAACCTTCAGCCATTTAACTGCATCTGCTTCGGCTTTGCTGCCTTTACGCTTGGCTGGTGTACTCATTCTTTAGGTTGCTCCGTAATGATTGCTATTACCCAACCGTTGCCTTCGCCTTTTTCTGCACGCTCACGTGCAATATCAATGTTAGATGCACGGATAACTTTTGTTTTATTTTTCTCATAAATGATTTCATACTTAGGCATTACATTACCTCTTCCTGTTGGTACCTGACTGGTACATCCTCTAGATACATAGAGTCTGGACTAAAAGATAGGCTAACATAATTGCTGCCTGTCTGGTCTGCTCTACCGTATCTGTTCTTGACTGGTGCTACACATAGGTATGTGTCGTCACCTTGTTTCATCTGACCAATAGTTAAAACCATTGCTGGAATCTGATTGACCATGCCCTGCACTGCGCTGCGTGGCTGGCAAGGATAGCCATCAAATCCTTCTTTTGTATGGTGTAGTACTAACACTGCTGCGTTGGTATCTCTGGCTAGATACTTGAGTTCTTTCATAACGGCACGCATTGCACCAAACTCATCGTACCCATCCATTGCTACATCCATTAGGTTGTCTACAACTATAAGGGTTGGCGACTTACCCCATACTGTTTCAAAGGCTGAGACTTCATCATCTAAATCTTTGAGTGTAGGGCTAGATTCAAAGGACCAGAACAAATGGTTGTTGAGTTGTAGTATTTCATGCGACCTAGCAGGGTCGCGTTTTAGTAGTTGTTCTGCTGCTGCCTGTGTCATCTTGCCAGTCATAGCAATCAAGCGCATAGCCATTGTGTGTGCATTGGTATCTGCTGAAAAGTAAAGTGTAGGATGTTTTGTTTTAGCAGCAATAGCCAATGCAACTGATGACTTACCTGCACCTGGAGTGCCTGCAATAACAGTTACTTCTGCTCTACGCAGAATAATTCCTGCTCTCTCAAATGCAGCAAAGGCAGGCGGTAATGGTTCCCCGCCTACCTCTGCTTTATTTATAGAGCGTCTAAGTGTTTTCACTTAATCTGTTCTGGAACGAATGTGTTCCATTCTGGTGAAGTGTTAGTAACATACTGGTTCTTACACTTGTCGAATGCACCCTTTGGTGCTGGGCAGAACCAACCTTTATATGGTCTGCCATCTTTACCCATACCTTGAATCGCTGTCATCTTTCCATGTGGACATGAACGGCCACCAATTGTAGGTGTTGGTGCTGGCTGTGTATATTCTTGGGCAGGAATTGTTGTTCCTGTTTCAATGATGTTGCCACCTAATGCTGCGGCAACTGCTTGTGCTGACATAACTGGTGCTGCTGGTGTTGATGCACCACGCACTGCTGCTTCTAGTTCTGTTGCTGCTGATGCAATCGCTGCGATTGAATGTGCAACTACATTGTCTAGTTCTTCTCCGCTTTCTGCACGGACTGTAACAAGACTACCTGCTGGTGTCTTAACTGTGATACTGATTGGTGCTTCTGTACTAGGCACTATCTTCTCCTTGCTCAAATGGAGTAGCCAAACCCTTTTGGTCTCGCCACTTTCTTACTTTCATTGCAAATTGTACACCTTTCCATCCTTCTTGGATGTCAATCCATACTAACTTGCAAGTTCCTGTCCCTGCTGGGGCATGAATGATGATTGCTTTTTCTTTATTGATGTCGCCCCATGTGCCACGGGTCGCCGTATCTATCATGTACGGCGAGCCGTTGGCGTAGATTGCTAACTGCATAGCAATATTATTTGGATGGTCAATGCGACCTGTCTTTAGGTCTGCAATAAACCTTTCGCCTTTGTATTCAACAACTCTATCTGGTGTGCCAGCAATTTTAAACTTATCTAGCACGGTGAATTGTTCGATGTAAAGTTTAGTAAGTATGCTAGTTGCTTTTTGGTATGCAAGAATGTCTGGCATCCATTGTTCTGGTACTGCACCTAACTCTAAACCTAAGTCTAGTTTTTCTGTTAACGCATGGATTGCTGTACCAATTGTTGCTGCTTTACTAGCACCTGCTGCATCCATTGCTTCTTCGATATATGCATTAACCAACTTGTTATCATCTGCTGCTACACCAATGGCTAGTAATAGGTCTGGTCTACTTGTTAAACCTATTGCTGCCATACGCATCTTCCATGCTGTTAATGCTGATGCATCATCAAGACTGTTGGCTATTGTGGTAGCACGCGTATATGCAATTGCTTTGCCACCTTTAGGGGGAACGACTAACGGTCTTCCGTATCTATCTCTTTCAATTTCTACTGGCATACATCTCCTTGTTATTAGTGTCCCGTGTTCGCAGATGGCGGGACCACCCATCCCCAAGTCTAACACATAGTAGAAATGAACAAACGCCTATGTGTTAGATAGCGCATGATTGATGGTGGTTATTCCCGTTCGATTTCGCTTATACTTACATCGTGGCTGTCAATGTCTAAGTCGTAGCCGCTGACTTCGATATTGTCATTAATAATATCTTCGGCTTCCTCTTTAGAGGTAGCCTTGATACCAGTAATGTTAACTGTAATCTCTACAGTTGCACACCAAGTTGTAGTAAGCATGTCTGAACCAATTGATTCAAGCAATGCGTTAACCTCATCGCGTGTAACAGTTGTTTCATCCTCATCAACAGAACCATCAAATGCTTCTGTAAAGTAGGCATGTACTTCAGTACGTACCTTCATTAGTTTTCTATATGCTTCTTGTGCTTCAGTAGATACTGCATCTAGCCTACGCTTAGTTGCAATGTCTGTCTTGATTAGTTCCTTCAATGATTCTTCAGTGAAGTTATAGGTTGTGCCATCTACTGTAATTGGGTTTAAGTACATGTTGCTCCTTAGATTCCGACTAGTTCTAGTGCTCGTAGTTTAATGCCATCATTGCGCCCTGCAAGGGTAGCAATACTAGCATCTTTCTGAGAGTAGTGGTCAGCATATTCAACTACTGCTTGCCATAAACCAAACTCTGTATGACGGATGTTCTCTTGTGTTGGGCTATCTGAATAGATAGCAAATGCTTTCTGCCGTGCATTGAGGGCACGGGACTTGGCATTCTTTTCACCCTTGCTGAGTAGGTGTAGAGGTGCGTTCTCAATTTTAGATGGTAGAGCCCACACTTTCTTGAAGTACTCAGTTGCTTTGTTGATGTCTGCCTCACGCTGTAATAGATGGTTAGCAAGATTACTATACGCATCAATACTTGTGTAAGTCAAGTCAAGGATGTTTCGCATATCGGATACTGATAACACTGAGTTTTGTGTATGACGCAGTGTGTATGTGTGCGCTTTGTTCTTGGCACGATAGATACGATTGATTTGGTTGGCACACCACAATCGTTCGATGATAGGACGGATGACCACTGATGATGAACCATCATGACTAGTCTTGGCTAGTAAGAAGGCTGCGTGTGGGTCGCCCTTGATTTCCATTTCTTTTGGTAGTGACATAAGCATCCATACTTTTGCGCCACCATCATACTCACCTGCTGCTGCATAGCGAGCATCACCTGAATCAATTAAGCCGTCAAGGCAGCCAAAGACTTCTTGGTTTTGGAAGACTTTGTATTTGCTACCTACTACGCCAATGACTGACTCATTTCCATTTGCTTTTTTTACGACTGCTTGCTTGTTCGGTACATGCAAGAAGTCAGATGTATGCATATCAGATAAACCAACAGTCCAATTAAGTCCTGCTTGTTCTGCTACCTGTGCTGCACTACTTGCTTCTACTGCTACGCCAGCCTTTTGCCAGGCTGAGCGGTTCTTCGCTACATTTGCTGTAGTCATGTGTCCCTTTCTTTACCATGAAGCCTGATACTCGAAGGCCCATCCTTCAGGTACATCTTCAATTAGTTTGCTTACTATCTCCACGGTTTTTTTTACGCCATGGAAATACCATTCGTCATACTCTGTGCTTCCAAAGAAGAAGCCACCACCTGTTGGCAGTAGTTCTTCTGCTTTAGTATGGTCTGCTAACACTTCTTCACATGCAATCTTTAAATCAATTAAAGAATTACGAGGTACATAAATAGGCTGGCAGTTATCTTCTCCATCTGCTAAGTTCTCAATAAACCAAGAATGGATAGCATTAACTTTACGCCAATAACCAACTTGAATAGATACCTGAGCAAAGGCTAGTTCGTTTGGGTCATAAGCCCAATCGTTAGCACCCATAAGGCTGGTTAGGATTTTGTAATCTGCATTTGGAAAACTAACTCCAGTTCCATCTGGATTTACTTTCCAATCACGGGATGAGATACCTTTACGGGCATAGAGATACATATCTAATCCCATGATTAGATACCCATTCCTTCTTTAACTCTTGGATGTAGTTCGTGTGTCATAGCAACAAACGCACCTGATGGCCAGCCTGAAGTAAAGACACGGTTAAGTAGATTTGCTAGTGAGTAACTAGGATTATGAACTAGCGCAGTACTAAGAAGTTCTTTAGCAGAATCTACTTCTTCTAGTGCGTATAGATTTGCAGCCAACACACTTGCAATAGGTGCAATGAACTTAGTAGGAACTGAGTCCATAAAGTATGCAAGGTATCCATTAACATCTTCAATCTTGCGCTCAGATGGCAGACCTAATACAAAGTCACGCAACTGAATGTCTTTCTGTAATGCTGCTGCAATCTCTGCAATATGGTCATTATCTGGTGCTGTGCCTGAATCAACCTGTGTATAGATAGCGTCAGTTAAACGCTTGCGTTGTGTTAGTAGTTGTTCTTCTTTATCATTCTCACCCAATAGGATGTTGTAGTAGTTTTCGATTTCTTCTAGTGTTACTGTCATTTCTTTCTCCTTAGTTTGTTGTTAGTACCAGCCATTGGTACGCCAATGCGACCAAGCAACTGATGGTTTCTCGTAGCGGTGCTGGATATAAGCCAGCCCCCGCTCAATCTGAAGCGGGGCTGGCGTTGATGGGTCGAGGTTAAGCAACTGTGGAATACCAAATGCAGAACTGTTTGGGTTATCTGCTGCTGGATTCCATGCTGATTCTTTACCCCATAGTTTCATGAGTGCTCGATGTTCCGATAAGTTCCATTCGGGGTATGCCAACTTCATGAACTGTCTTGCATATAATTTCAGAGCGCGAGGAGTCCAATGGAACTCGCTCATCTCCGTAGGTTTTGGTTCTGTATGTGCCTGTGCTAGTGGCATGTGCCACGGTAGCATTGACAAGAATGCTACATACCATGCTGTAAGCAGTGCGAATAGTTTCTTCATTTAGTAACCCATCTGTAGAGGATATAGAAAACTGTAATGAGGAAGAGCCATGACTGTAATGGTGTGAGAGGGAGGAATGTAATGTCATTCATCTCCCCACATCCTGTCTGGTTCTTGGTAACCATCATCCTCTTCTTCTGTGTCTTTGTCTAGTGCTATATCATCTTCAAGTGGTGGTTCATAGGTCATCTTCTTCTATCTCCTTTAGCATCTCATTTAGTATGGGCTGTACTGCTAGGGCTGCTTTGTCTAATGCTTCCTGTAGTTCTTTACTCATTGTCGTATCTTTCTTTGTATTCCATTAATCTTTTATGATGCATTCTCATAAGTAATTGTGTTGGCTCTTTTTCTTTTACTAATGATTCAATAGATATATCGTACCTATTGCATAGAAGTATTAGGTTTTCAAGGGTAGGTTTTCTATCTCCTCTTTCCCAACTTCCTAATGTTACTGCGGTTATCTGTGCAATTTTAGATGCTTCACTTAATGTTAAACCTTTGGCTTGTCTTACTTGTCGTAATCTTTTACGCACTGTTCTATAGGTTGGATTCATTCTTCTTCCACATAGATGCGTCCTGTTGCCATCATCTCTTCCAAGATATTGTTGGCTGCTTTGAGACTGAGTATTGCTTTGTCAATGGACTCGTTCAAGTCCGCTATTTCATGAACTGTGTATGACATCTGTTGCTCCTAACTTAGACCAAGCACACGCTTGGCAATAGTTCCTAGCGTGTGCTTTATTTATATCTACTACTATTGCTATCCCACATTGGTAGCAATCAAATGTTTGATACTTTACTTGGTTGTCCATAGGTCTTCCTTTGCTATGTCTGGGTCATAGTAGAAGTTCCGCCCCTGCTTTTCTATTCTTAAAGCACGGCGCAGATTCATATTGTCTCGATGCAATATAGCATTCTGTCTGATTGCTAGTGTAATAAGTATGATACTTGTAGACATTGCAATAATCAATGCCAGTATATCTCCTGCTCCTAATAACATTTTGTTACCTTTCTGATTAGATGGACTCGCGGTATTCCGTAGTAGGTACATGGCCCTCCACGATAAAAAGAAAAGGCAGGTGAGAGCCGAAGCCCCCACCTGCCTGAGTCTTTATGCTTGTGATACGGATGTAAGTACTACCTGCTTAAGGCCTGGCTTACGGTCTTTGTTATCAATGTTTGGACGGCGGTCCCAGCGTGTGTTACCGATGCCTTCTGCGTTGATGTATGCAGTTGAATCTGCGAGCCAGTTAAGTTCTCGTAGTTGTGTAATTACATTCTCATCGAAGATAACTACACGTGTAGAGTCAGAGCAAATTTGGCGCCCTGTTGGTAGTTGTTCGTAGTCGTTGATGGTTGCTGTGTAGAAACCATTGCGGTCAACAACATTCTTGATAACGCTGTTCTTGAATGTGACTGTGTTCATTTTGTTTCCTTTTCTGTTGGTAGTGTTGTTGTGCAGACCTGCTCCTGCACTTGTTCAGAGCAGGTCTGCTTTGGATTGTTAGTTACAACTTGGACATACAGCGTGCTTATTGCATACCATGTGGCAGTCTTGGCACACGGTCTCATGTGGACCTAAGTCCACAACCAGTTCAAAGAACCTGTCGGATAGGTTGGTGACAGGTTCCATAAACTCGTTTCGTTCCTTTTCGTCGTTGTCAATGGTTACAGCACCTACCCAGTCGTGGCCAGATGGGCTGTCAACCCTATGCATGGGACGGTCGTATTGGTCACTGTTTTCGTCTACTAGGTCATGGGCGATGTTGGTCGCCCGTGAATCTCGTAGGTCTTGGCAGTCTACGCATAGTTCCATCTGAATCATGCACTGGTAGCATGGGTTGGAGACAGTCAGTTCATCAGACATTGTACTTTCCTTTCTTTAACCTGATACACGCGATAACCTCTCGGTTCAGGATTACGCCACTTTGAATCATGGCAGTCATCGGATAGCGCATTCTTGCGCTAGACGCGGGGCGTGGCTGGACTGCGAGCCTGCGAGCAGGCGCACATTCATGGGCGCTCCAGACACGGCGTTGCGGGGATTCCGCAACGAGTAGTCCTGTTGCGCTTATGAGTTAGCCCCCTTCCGCCGAATAGGCGGGAGGTGCGGGATAACGAATGCAATAGGACTTGACAAACATGATACAAGGCGCGTAGTCCTGAGAGAGAGGATTCTGTTCAGGTCAGGCATTCTGGAGTGAGTACAGCACTGCCAAGTGTGGCTGCATGGAATGCTGACGCACTGCAGTCGGCTGACGGAACGGGCAGGTGAGGGGTTGCCATTGCCAAGGCTGAAACTATTTTTATTTAGTATGAAACAAATAGTTATCTGACTGGGGCGCAGACATCTGGTCAAGCCCGCAGACTGCTAGCCGTAACAGGACCCACTGTACAGGACAGTAGAGCGGCAGCATTAAACAGTCTGTGGGTCTGAAAGACCCCAGAGTGTTTAATAGTCTTTCTAACCTGTAGTAGTATCTGCCATAAAAATATTTCCGTACAACAGTGCCCCTGATACAGTCATTATTTAACAGTTTTTGGCAAATAAAAAATATTTTAAAATAAACCGTTCGGAATGGCTGTTTGAACGGGTTAATACTATATAGAGAGTATTTATTATTACAGTAGCAAGTCTCTTAAAGACTTGCGTTACAGACTGTATCTACTGTCTGTTACAACTGACTGTAACTATTGTAGATGGGACCATTCTGTGACTTTTCAAAAAGGGTCTAATAACCCTCAAAGTACCGCCCTGGCAGAGGCAAAACGTAAAGTTTTAGCCCTTGTAGCAGAGGGTATGTCGCCTAAAAAGGCGATGGAGAATCTGGGCAAAAAGCCAGATACCATCCGAATCTGGATGCTTAGGGATAAAGAGTTTGCCGCCGATTTAGAGCAGGCTTTGCAGGATGCAAAGTCCAACTCAATCAAGGCGTTGGGCATCGCAAAGGAGGAAATCACCTTTCCTCAGTTTAGCGAGATGTTCCTTGACCAGAGGGTGTTTCCACATCATATGGACTGGGTGGACTTGCTAGAAGAT